CGCTAAACGTTAAGAAATTATTCGGCAACAAAGCAAACTGACCGTTCTCAAGCTCAATCATGCTGAGGGGCTTGTGCTCTGACGGATACCTAGAATAGCCGTCAACCCAGTCTATGATCACACCTGTGTGTCTGCCTTTAGATGAGAAGGGACGGTGCACTTCACAAGATAATCCTTCTAAGTACTTTGCAAAGAAAGCCTCAACATCGTCACCCATAGACGCCCAAGGCATCAACTGCATTCTTTCCCAAGAAAAATCTTGCTTTGTAGAGAGGGCATGTAGAGGTAGCCCACTCCAGTGTGCGCCCGACTCTAGAAAGACGTGGCACAACAATGTCTGGTATTCTCTAGAATAAACAGCGTGCCAGATTCCCGGTGTTGTGCCTGGTGGCATGTTTGGACCGAGAAATTTATTGTCAACGTTGACGTAGATGTGAAAAGGTAGATTACAATGACGGCTCATGACAGAATGATTCCTTTGCTTTACTTTACTTTACTTTACTTTATTTTCGTGCACGAGGCCGAAGGCCTCTAATGTAGCAGTGAATGCCTCAGTAGATTGTACCAAGTCTAACATGCATCTTGCAACTTCTTTTATCTCTGTTTGAGCATGATCTGAGTATCGTAGGCGAAGAAAGTGGACGAAGCTGCGAAAATTGAACATGACATCCGCAGTGATTTGATTACCATAGGGAAGATAAAGACGTGCTGATTCCTTCGCGCGCTTGCGAGACATGCCGTTTTGAACAAGGCGGTCAAGTGTAGCGTGATACTTTTGAAGAGAAGATTCCATGTGCTCAATGTATCTTTCTTGTTCCTCGAGCGGCCAATCAGACGGCACATAATACTTGTCGTCCTTTAGCTCTTTGTATCTTGCAGATTCGGCATTGATAGAGACACCGATTCGATGTTTGAGAAGCTGCACGTGTGTAGCTATCTCCGTAGTTACAAGGAAGTGCAGTGAACTTTTTTCGAAGACCGAATGATGATCATTCTCTGCAAGCATCTTTAGCAGAGCAGGAACTCTGTTTCTCTTTTCTTCAGTCAATTCTCTCGACGTAGAGGTCCATGCTGATAAAGCGTGTGTTAGATCAGATCCATAATAACCAATGAGTTCAACTTTATTAGGCTGCGGAGGCATGATGTGATCTTATAAAAATTCTGTATTATGAACAAAAAAGGGTTGACCAAAAGATCAACCCAGCATTTTGCATTATGTTTTTAAAGTTGTTGTCAGTATACTTGAAAGAATCTATCAAGATGGCCCTTTGATGTGGATTTTAGATCCTTCTTCAGCGTAGCTAGAAGATCACTAAGTTGAGCCTTCATATTTCTGCGCGTTTCAGGTTCAAGAGGCTGGACGTTTATCTGAGCAAGTATTCTCCTACCAAGATTATTCACAAACTCTTCTGACAACTCATCAATCACGAATTCAGGAATAGATGTCAAATTACCTTCTGCAAATGAACGCACCGACTGTCCACGCCATTTTTCTGTCAATCGTTTCTTCACATTATCATATACCTTGTCTTCAAAACCACCAACGATATTACTGCTGCGCTTGCTCATTGTCGGTACTATAAATAGGCGGCTGTCAATGATTTGTTAGTTGAATGCTTAGGTTATTTAAAACGTCACTGAGCAGATGAGTCATACTGTCATGCCAACAACGATTCTGTAGATTGTAAAGTTGCTTAACTTGTGGCTACGCACATTTACTCCACCCGCAAGATGCGCACGTCACGCATCCTTCTCTGTAGATTAGACCTTCAACTCCGCAAGAAGGACACGTTTTGTCCGACTGTGATTTAGTTCCATCAGGAATGTACGTCTTCAAAACGCGCGAGATCGCCTTCGAAAAAGACTGCAATCCACTGAGTCTATCCTTTTGCAACTGTTCGACGATGTACTGAACTGGAACGCCGTGTCGCAACGCAAGGGACAACGTCCTCGTCATCGCGCCATGATTAGGATTCGAAAATAATTCAACAACGTTTTTAAACACGAGCTCGTCGTCGTCGCCCAAAGGAATGCTTAAATTATAAGTAGCGACTCCGTCTTTCTTGCCATTCTTGATTAGAATACCTGACTTCGATTTCTTCGGCACCTCGACGTGTTGCGATAAGCCACAAAAAATTTCGTATGGCAGGCCTGCTAACTTACCAACCAATACGAGATAGCTCTCGTTGTCACCACCTGACCGGACGTTAATTCTGTGAATATCACAGGATAATTCTTTGGGCCGCTTTGGTGCGTGATTTTCTATCAGCGTTTCCGGCTGACTAGCAACATCTACCTTCTTCTCAGAGGGCTTCGTCTCGGCCACTAGAACACCGGTTCGGCAACCATCACGATAAACCGTGAAACCTTTACAACCCGATTCCCAAGCAGACATATAAACCTCTGCGACGAGCTCCCTAGAAGCATCGTTAGGAAGATTACAAGTTTTGCTTATTGCGTGACACACCCATCGTTGCGCTGCGGCCTGCAATTTCACAGAATTCTTCCAGTCAACGTCGTTGGCAGTTCCACCGTGATACGGAGACTCTGCTACATCTGCCTCGGTCTTGTGATTGACCTCCATCCATTTCTTGAATGCATGGTGGTAGACAGTGTATTCCTGCCACTTATCTCCGAGTGGATCAACGAAGTCGACCCGAACCGAGGGATCATCACCGTTGACCTTCTTACGACGCTTGTAGAACAACATAAAGGCCGGTTCGATACCGGAGGTTGTTTGGGTAAGAACTGATACAGATCCAGCTGGAGCTGTCGTGGTGAGAGCAATATTACGACGACCGTGCTTTTTATAGGCATCGACGAGGTCGGGTTCTGCCTCAAGGATCTGCTGGATGAATGGTTGTTTCTCTTCGAGCTTGTGAGAGAAGACTGGAAATGCTCCGCGCTCCGCGGCCATTTGAATAGACGACTTATAGGCATTGACGCACATAGATTGATAAATCGTCTCTGTCATTTCAATCGAAATATTGGTTCCATAGACAAAATTTAGCGCTGCAAGTGTATCACCTATTGCTGTCACACCTAATCCGGTGCGGCGGCCACCTGCAGTTGCTGTCTTAATTTTTTCCCACAAATTGATCTCTGCGAGTTTCACAGCTTCCGGCTCAGGATCTTTTTTAATCTTATTGATGATCTTATCGACAGCCTCAATCTCAAGGTCAACCAAGTCGTCCATTAACCTTTGTGCCTTTTGAACGACGCTCTTGAATCCGACGTTGTCAAATGAAGCCGTAGATGTGAATGGATTTTTGACGAACTTATAAACGTTGACAAGAAGCAACCTACAGGAATCGTACGGAGATAACACGAGCTCGGCGCACGGATTTGTTGAAACGTTTCCATATCCAACAGACGCATAAGCCTCGGTCGGAGTGCGCTTCTTTACTGTATCCCAAAAGAGCAGGCCTGGTTCCGCTGAACTCCACGCTGCGTCGATGATTTGATCCCAAATTTGCTTGGCCTTGACTTGCTTGGTGACCTTGGCTTGTTCAACCGGTACATCCACGGGCCACTGCAGTGTAAAAGATGCATCATCTTTAACTGCCTGCATGAACTCATCAGTGAGACGAATTGAAATATTTGCACCGGTCACCTTCTTCAGATCTCGTTTGATGTTAATGAAGGTCTCAATTTCTGGATGGATAATCGAAATGGTAGTCATCAAGGCCCCTCGGCGGCCGCCTTGCGCAACTTCGCGGCAAGTGTTTGAAAACCTTTCCATGAACACGCCGATTCCATCAGTTGTTCCAGCTGCATTTGCTGTACTCAATCCTTTAGGACGAATTGTAGAGATGTCAAAGCCTACACCACCTCTCCTCTTCATGATCTGTGCCTGTTCTTGATCGGTGAAGAGGATTCCGCCGTAGGAGTCCTGTGGAGGATCAATCACGAAACAGTTTGAGAGTGACTGGAGTTTGTGCGGATTGCCCATAGCAGACATTGGAGAACCTTGCGGAACGACTGCGCCGAAGCCACGAGATTCCTTTGCTAGCTCCTTAAGGGACATCACAGCTCTCTGTGAGATGTCGATGTGTTCTACATCAGCGAGGAGGCAGAAGATCTCCTTCTCAGACATCGGATTCGGATACTTGGCCTCGATTCGAGCAAACTCACGAGCCAGTCTAAGATGCATGTCTGTGGGTGTCAACTCATGAAGTTTACCTGTCGCATCTCTCAGCGCGTATTTATCAACAAATACGCTTGCTGCCAACTCATCTCCGCCAAAATACTTTAAAGACGCCTTAATTGCTTCATCACGTGTGTACGTCATATTTTTCTCTTTTGCGTGGATTCTAACTATACAACATTTGCTAAAGAAATGCTAGCTTCAAAGTTAGTTTTCTTTGCTGGAAGTTCTTTTTTTAATTCTTCCCACTTTGCTTTAAGTGCCTTCTTCTGAGCAACATCATCGTCTGCTTTGGAGTCTTCAAGTGTGCCAGCTTGGCCAACGACTTCAAACTTGCTTCTCGCAGTGTCAATCTTGATTGGATATACTAGACCATCTCTTCCTGCACGATTTTTTGCGACGAATAGACGACCCCAACCCGTTGCCTTCTCATGGGACTTACGAGAGATAGAAAGAACGACATCTGCGACCATTGCCTTGCCGTAAGCTTCCGACATATTACTTAAATCGACTATTTCACTACTTGACCCTTCTTTATTGGATTGCGATGCAGTCCAAATTGGAATCCCTTTTTCTGATGCAAAACTTCTAAGCTCTTCATAAACAAGCTTTAATTCATGCCTCAAAGAATCGAACTGCCTCGTAGACCTCATGATGTCTGCATAATCAATGATAATTACATCGGGACGAAAACCTTTAACGTCAAGCCGCTCAATGTGAGAGCGAACTGTGTAGATAGACGCAGTATTGGTTGGAAATTCTTTGATGATGAGTCGACCTAGCTTCATATCTTTATATTTTTCCATGACCTCATTCTTGCGATCGATGACTTGATTGGAATCTATGTCACAGAGGTTTGAATCATATCTGACACCGACAGCAGTTTCAGAAAGCTCAAAGGTATAGTGTAGAACGTTTTTGCCTTCTTTTAAAGCGTTAGCGCCAAGCATAGTGAGAAAGTGAGATTTACCTACACCTGTTGCAGCTACTATGACGCCAATCTCGCCAGATCCTAAGCCGCCGTTTAAAATATCTTTTCTATCAATTTCATCAATACCCGTTGAGACGCAGTTTCTTTGAAGACGCGTGAATCTAGCTTCATAATCAGTAAAAAAGTCGTGCCCCAGCTGGGGGGCAGTTCCAACTAGAACTGCTTTCTTAATGGATTCTACGATAGATTCGTAACGTTCTGCAGCAATTTGATCAACTGCATCTTCGAGGGCTTTCTTAAGGGCTTGCTTTCGACAGAAATCAAGCGACTTATCTTTCACAAACTGTAAGTCTCCTGGATCTGGGTTTGCTTTCATCCTCTGCAAATAATCAATAATCTGATCTCGAAGAATGATGTCAGTGCCTGTCTTAAGATCGTCTCTTATAATCGTGATTAAGAGCTGCAAGGTAGGGAAAACTTTGTACTTCTTTGCGTAAGAAAAATAACGGTCTGAGAGAAATTTGAGATAATTGACCTCAAAATAGCCGTTATTAATTACTTCCATCATCTGTTCTGCCCACTTTGTGTCAGTGAGCAGAGCTTGCACAAGCTTTTCTTGAAAAGTCTTGCCAAACTGTCCAAAAGAGACAACTCCAGTCTTCGGCATTTGTTCACTATCAGTCATGATGTGTCCTTGTAGCGTTCTTTAATCCTTCGATGCAAGAAAAATCGTAAAAGAATCTATCAACATCAAAGTCATTGATTCCTTCTTTTATCAGCGACCTGATAAGCTCAATCCTATTCGCTCGAGGCACAAATGTATCCAGCGCATTTTGAAGCCTTGATGTTTGATCTCCAGAGAGCATACTTCCGTCTAAATAAACAAGGTTCCAATTTCTTTGCACAGCACTCGATTCGTTGTGCACTCTCTCGTAAATAACACTTTCCGAGGCATGGCTCGCTGCATAATTAAGCACATCCTGCAAGATGACAGCGTCTTCTTTACCTAAGAATGGAAATTTAGAAGAAACTGTTTTGTAGCCTAAGCCTTTTATGCCCGGTATGTTATCCGAAGAATCTCCGCACAGTGCTTTTGCTATTGCAAAATTATTAACATGAATTCTATACTCTTTAAGAACATCTTCGCTAGTGACGATCTTCTTCTTGTGGGTTGAATAGATCTGAGTCTTTTCGTCTAGAAGTTGAAGCATATCTTTGTCGGAAGACACTATAATCTTGGCAGCGGATCTAAACGGTCCTTTGCATAAAAAAGCGATGATGTCGTCACCTTCGCAGCTGTCGACATATACTTGACAGACAGGTATCTGTTTCAACATTCTAAGCAGCGACATGAGCTGATCTTTTTTGTTCTTATCTGTGTCAGGAATATCGTCTCCGTAAAATCTATTTAATTTCTCAGGGCGTTTATTCATCTTATATTCAGGAAATAATTTGCGCCTCCTTTGAGAACCTCCTCCTTCCCAAGCGATATACACGGAAGAGGGCGACAATTCTCTAACTAAGCGCTGCAGAGTCTTAAGAAATCCTACGCATCCTCCTACTTGATGTCCATGTGACGACATCTGAGGAAAAGCTGCCCAAGATCGAACAAATAAATTCATGCCATCGACTAGTAGAATGGGCCTCATAATGCTATAATTGCGCGCGAGCGCTTACCTTTACAAAGGGTAAATTATCAGAGAATTTGAGAAGCAATTAAACAGCCACGAGCTACTGCATGAAGTGGATCAGAAGCATGTCGAACTTCTTTTACAGTGAGCGGAAATGCATTTTGCTCAAGCTTGACTCTAAAATGATCAATAAATCCCTTCGGCTTTGAAGTACCGCCTGCAAGAATGACAGGAATGGGGTCCTTAAACTTTGGCAAGGATTTGCTATCCTCTAAAGCACTGCTAAGCTGTTTGGTAGTGTAGTCGATGAGCCTATCATAGTATGAAGCAACAGCAGCAAGTACCTGATTTTCATTGTCTTGGCCAACTGTGAATTCACCGTTTTCTTTCTCGGCTTGCACAACAGAATCAGTCTCGCCAGTAGCCACAGCTGCCATGCGATCAATCCAATCGCCTGACTTAGTTGTGGAGAACTTTAAAATTGGTTCACCATTAAGCATGACACAGACATTAACCATGCCTGCACCCCACGAGAGCGCGATGCCGGTGTAATCATCATTTGCTAATTCAGAATAGCAAAGAGCTTCTGCTTCATTGATAGATTTAGCATCATATCCGCACTCAGAAAGCACTGTCTTGACAACGTCTTCGTGATAACCCACGTCAAAATCTTCATCTTCCTGATCAACTGGTTGTGCAGGTATACAAAAGACTAACTTTTCTCCTTGCACTTCTGCCTTGCCAGCAACTTCTTTTAGTATGTAAGACAAAATTCTTCTAGCCTCTTTTTCCTTGGAAGAGACTACGCCTTTGTGCATGGGACGCTTTGCAGAATCGTTTCTCTCGACCGCCTTTTCAATTGCATCTTTACCAAGAATGATGAAAGAACCGTCAGCGTCTTTTACAAAGACTTTTCCTGCCA